GTGATGAACGCATATCCGTCCAGCGGGACAATTCAGCGGCTCGTGCTGCGTCGGACGGGTACTCCAGGCGGCGCGAGTAGTGCAGTCCGTAATGCGTCCCGCAGTAGGACGTGCTCCGGTCGCACGGGCGGGCCGTGGAAGCCTGACGCGATGGCGCGATAACGCCGTCAATGGCCGCCTGACTGTTTGCGTACGTCATGATCAGCCGTGCCAGTGCGGGGCCATCCAAGTGCTGAACGCTCATGTGCACATGCCCGCCACATGACCGGTTTACCCGTGCGTCAATGCTCACGAGATATTCGGACACCTTGCGCAATTCGGCATCGCTGGCAGCGTCGCCAGTGGTCAGGATGCGAGAGACAACCTCCACGCCGACATAGCCGCTGGGGGCCATGTTCAGGGAGCAGTCATCCTTGATCTGCCAGACGTTGTAAGCCTGACCGGAGTAGGACGCCGTGCGGGCGTTTAGACCCAGCGCGACAAGCCCGGAGGCAACGCCATGCTGGCCGATATGGCGGGGGACGTAGCACTCAATCTCTACGCCGTATGTAAGCGGTTGCGTTGGCATGATTCCCTACCCTTTCGTTGTGTTTCTGGATGGAGTGCCAGTCACGGGCTCGAACCGTGGTGCCTGCCAGTCTGGCGGTTGTGCAACGAGGGACGTTTCCCAACGTCCCGACGGACACACTGGGAGGTGTGTCCTGTTGCGTTTACACCAAAGACATGCGCGAGCCGCACATGCCGCACAGCGGCGCGGAAGCGTCAAACATGCTCTGACTCATGCGCACGTGGTATGTGCCCGTTGGGTTTCGCGGGCTCACGATCTGGTGATGCGGCGTATCGCACGCCACCTTGAGGAGTCGCGTGCTCTGCGTAGCCACGGGGGCAATATCTACGTACTCGTGGGGGTAGTTACCCAGCCGCGTGCACACGTCCGTCACGTCACCGGACACCACGTCAATTAGCGCATCCGTGGGGACAATGCCCTTTGCGGGGTCCTGCCAGCCCCTGCGGGTCATCGCAGCGGAAGCGTTGGCCGTGAGGCGTGGCGCAACGCCGTTAAACGAGCGCCGGTCCAGCAGATACCGAACCACGATGCCAACCTCAAGCGAGTCGGACAGTGCGGGCGATACGAGCCCGATTGTTCCGCGTGTCCGGTCGTTCACTAGTTCCCCGAGCACTGGACGGCGGTGGTTTTTGCGTGGGAATGAGGGGAGCATTACAAACGCACTCGCGGGGCTCATCTCTCGCGCCACGGCGTACAACCATTCTTCACGTGTCGTCATGTCTAAAAACCTTTCATCCGTGGTCCTCCTGGTACCAATCTGGCAACCATGCAAGGGCTCACAGCGTGAGCCCGAGCAAAGCGGTCAAATGATCGAATCGAAACAGTCTCCACAGTGCTCACCCTCGTACTCATCGCAAGCAAAAACGGGATGGGGCACGTTGCCTTCACTGTCGACAGTGCCCGCATTCTCGTCGGTCCAGTCAAAGCCCCCAGAGCTCTTAAAGCGCTTGCCAGCACAATCGGGACAGTGGATGTCGGCGTCGTATGTCCATGCCACTACGTCCCACGCCTTGCGACCGTATGCGGTCATCGTGAAATCCTCACTCTGAAAGGGGCTGGGCTCTTGTGTCCCAGCCTCCATCGTTCGGGAGGTTTGCGCGGGGTCTTGCTCCCCGCTCCGGTCTTGGCCCCTCAGATTCGCGGGTCTAAACCGCTAATCGCCTCTGAGGGGATGTGCCGCGACCCCTTGGGCTGGGAGGTCCGTTCGCTGGTGTCTTCGGGCGGGAAGCCTACGCCGTCCGTTTCAGTTGTCCGGGGGTCCGAGCCCCGTGCGCCGCGTCCCCGCCGTGCACTCCGTAGTCAAGTGCCACATAGAGGGATGAGTCATGCTCTCAATGGTCAATGACCGGTCACACCATAAATCCCCTCACGAAAATGACTGAACGCCTGACCAGTTAGCAAGCGCTTACATGGCTATCAGTGGGGGCCGTTACCCAAAAGTTACATAGCGTTTAAGTGGTGGCCCATGCCTGCCATGGGGCTAGTTGTCTACCACTAGACAGGATGTTTACACGCTGCCCCTCGCGCTGGCTCCATGCAACGAGAGCGGTGCTCTCGGATTGGTCTACACCTAGCATGGCTAGGTATTGGGCTCTCCATCAGAGAGCGTGGCTAGTGCTCTGAAACGTCCTTCCGCCCTTGTCTACTTCTATACACATACCCTCTCCCCTCAACACTCGCCATCCCCTCCCCCATGGGGGGTGGACTTGCCTTGCAGTACCCCGAAGGGCACACCTTCTAGTCCTTTCGAGCCCCTCGCGGCATCATCTTGACCCGGGGGTTGTTTAATCCGCCGCGTCTGCCTATCTATATCCTCTCCCGTGATTGTGACCTAGAACTGGGGGGTATGTCCTAGTTTGGTATAGTATTCAGTGTGACCTGCATCACTCTTTTCTGGGAGTGTTGGTAAGGCACTTTCGACTTAGGTGAACATTAATGAGAGAACCTCACGTATGTAGCGAGCCGCTACAAGGCGAGCGCGGCTCGCACAGTAAGGGGCCTCCCAAGGCCCCTACTTACCTACTAGTAAGGCCCCTCAAGGGGGCCTACACCTACTACTACTGGATGGGGCCTAAGGGCCCCCATACCCAGTCCCCCTCCTTCGGACCTACAGCGGTCCTCATGGTTCCCCAAGGAACCTACTGCCGATGCCAATGTAAAGACTTTGGTCAGGCTTACCTAGGGAGACACTACACAACCTGCCGATGCCAACGGAGAAGGTTATCCACAGGCTACACACAGGGAGTGCTGATGCCACCGATCAAGGATCGTCGGCCACTGCCTGAACTGAAGCATGAGGTCATCCGACAGATCGGCTCCGGTCAGACCGTCGCCAACGCGATGCTGGTGGTCAACCGGTCAGTCAAGACCTACGAGGCTTGGCGTGCCGAGGACCCGGAGTTCCGGGCCAACATCGACCGCATCCGTGGGGCACGTCTGGCGACGTGGCAGCAGGACTCGGACCAGTTCCCCGACTTCGCGGACTTCTCCAAGCGGTATCTGGACGCCGAGGTGTTCCCCCACATGCTGAATGTGGTGGACATGTTGGAGGGCCGGGAACCGGGGTGGACCCATCCGGCGATGGTGTATGAGAAGGGTGAACCTGACCTCATCATCACGAACATGCCCCCCGAGCATGGCAAGTCCACGACCATCACGATGAACTACGTTGCGTACAAGATTGCCCAGAACCCGTCCATCAAGGTTCTCATCGTGTCCAAGACCGAGGGCATGGCTAAGAAGTTCCTGTTCGGCGTGAAGGAGCGGTTGACCCACTCCAAGTATGCCGAGATGCAGGTGAAGTTCGGTCCCCCGGACGGCTACGCCAGCAACTCCGAGGCGTGGTCGCAGAAGATGATCTATGTCTCCCCTGATGCGCGTGACGCCGGGGAGAAGGACCCGACTGTCGAGGCTCTGGGTATCCGGGGTCACATCTACGGTGCCCGTGCGGACCTCATCATCCTTGACGACTGCGTGGATGACACGAACGCCCACGAGTACGAGAAGCAGATTGACTGGATTCAGGGTCAGGTCATGTCCCGCATCAGCGCCTCCGGCGCGCTGCTGGTGGTGGGCACCCGTCTGGCAAGCAAGGACTTGTATCTGGAACTGCGCGACCCGCGCCGGTACCCCGATGAGGTGTCCCCGTGGACGTACCTGTCGATGCCAGCGGTTCTTGAGTTCGCGGACGAGCCGAACGACTGGATCACCCTGTGGCCCCGCTCGAACAAGGCTGAGCATGGCGCTAAGGGCGGCATGGAGGTCGCTGACGAGAACGGACGCTTCCCCAAGTGGGACGGTATCCGGCTTGCGAAGAAGCGGGCTCGAATGCAGCCGCGCACGTGGGCCATGGTCTACATGCAGCAGCAGGTTCACGAGGACGCGATCTTCAAGCCTGACGCTATCGCTGCCACGATCAACGGGAACCGGCTTGCTGGGCTGATGCCGAGGGGCATGGTGAACTGCCGCGAGAACGGCATGGACGGCCTGATCGTTCTAGCCGGGATGGACCCCGCTATGGCTGGCTACACGTCGGCCCATGTGTGGGGTCTGGATGTGGTGACGCAGAAGCGGTACGTGCTGGACATCCACAACAAGGCTCGTATGACCCCGGACGGTATCCGCGACCTCATCAAGTCGTGGACCGACAAGTACAACATCCTTGAATGGCGTATTGAGAAAAATGCTTTCCAGTCGATGCTGACACAGGACCGGGAGGTGATCGAATATCTCGCCGCCCGTGGCTGCATCCTTCGGGAGCACACGACTGGCAGGAACAAGTGGGCACCGGACTTCGGTGTCGCTTCCCTGTCGATGCTGTGGGCTGGTTGGCAGGACAAAAGGGCACTGATCGAACTGCCTTCGACGCATCACTCCGAGGCGACCAAGACGTTCATTGAGCAACTTGTCACATGGCACCCGGATGCGCCCAAGACGCAGAAGACCGACACGGTGATGGCGGCGTGGTTCACGGAACTCGCGTGCCGCGACCGCTTGCAATCCATCGGCAACAACTCGCGCACGCACCAGAACAACCCGTATGCAACTCGTGCGGACAAGAGAACACGCAGCGTTATTCGTTTGTATGACGCGGACGTAGAAGGCTTATGGAGGGCTGTTTAGTGGCTAATCTCTCGGAGATTGCGGCACTGTACGAGCGCCTGAAGTCTGTCAATGGCAGCCGCGATCAGGCCATGCGGGATGTTGCCGCCGTTCGTCGGGGTCAGATCAGCACGGTGTTCCCCGACCTGTTCCCCGAAGAGGGCGCGTTCTCCGACCACAGCCTTGCCGCGAACATGGTGGACATCGCTGCGCGTGATACTGCCGAGGTTCTGGCACCACTGCCCACGGTCATCTGCAACTCGGGTACGTCGGCCTCCGACACGTCCCGTAAGTTCGCTGACAAGCGGACGAAGATCGCCAACAACTACCTTCAGCACTCTGAGGCACAGCGCCAGATGTACGTGGCCGCTGACCAGTACGTCACCTACGGTTTTTCTCCCGCCATTGTGGAGATTGACTACGAGAACCAGATGCCGTACATCAACTTCCTTGATCCGATGGGCTGCTACATCCTGAAGGATCGGTTTAACCGCATCACCGCCCTGTTCCAGTCCATGTGGCATGACGTTGACACGCTCATCGCCATGTACCCGATGCTCGCTGGCGCGATCCAGTCCCGCACGGTGGGCTCCATTCAGGTTGAGGTGATCCGCTACCACGACAAGGACAGCGACATGCTGTTCATGTGGCAAGGCGGCGGGCTGGAACTTCAGCGCATGGCTAACCCGCTGGGCAAGGTGCTGGCCGTTGACACGGTTCGCCCCGGCCTGACGAACGATCCTCGCGGCCAGTTCGATGACGTGCTCGCCATTCAGGTTGCCAAGGGCCGTTTCGCCCTGCTGGCAATGGAGGCCACCGTCAAGGCGGTGCAGGCACCTATCGCAC